AAATCACCAACTTTAGGAACTTGAACTTCTAGTCCAGCATCTTTAGCTACATAGATTTCTCTAAATTGCTTACCATTAAAGAATACCTTATCAGGTTGAAAATCAATTCCTGATTCAGACATTATATTTTGTCCTATTTCAGAAATCTGTTTGTTTTCAACTAGCAAGTAGTTTTCTTTTACAATACCTACCTCTTTTTCAGATTCACCTAATGTTACAGAAAATGCACCTGATTGCTTACCACTAGGTAAGAATGTAGGTTGCTTATGTATCTCTACAAAAGGGTCTAGCTTACCACCTAAGTTATTAATAACAGGTTGTGTATGTTCTTCTATATTATCAGCTAGTACTAGGTCTGTAACATCATTTAAGTTAGGTACTATATTATCTATTACGTTATTCATTTTATTGTCCTTGAATTATAAGGTGTTTTTAAAAGTGGGGCTAGTTCTGTTTCCAAGTCTAGCCCCAAACTCAGAATCTTACTCAGCTACATCTTTTTCGTAGATGTCATACTTTACAGCTAAGGTATTCCAAACCAGCATTAAAGCTGTTATTGGAAAGGCTTTATTATCATGACAACTAGACTCAATCATAGAAATTGCATCTTTAAATGCTACTTCTATATCATCACGTCTACCGAAAAGATTTGCTTCAGCAAGATTAACTTTACGTTTATCTTCCAAAAACAACCTCCTTGTTTTTTAATTAGGTTGGACACCATGTCCATAAATTAATGCCCCTGTTTTCTCAGCTACTCAGGGCACTATCAAATTGTCAAAAAAACTTATACTATATATACTACTTAGTTCCTGAAAAGTTCCATTTATTTTAAAATAATTTAAATTAATTTTAATGCTACGAACCTGAAAACGTGCGACGTATAAATATTTTGCGACGTATAGATATGGATAGCTTTAGCTATACATTATTATTTAATTATATATAACGTATAGATTTATCTATACCTTATTAGTTTTGATTTTTTCAACCTAAGAAACCTAATCTCAAATAGGTTTAGGGGGGTATACCTGTATAATAAAAGAGAAAGACACATACTAAAATATTTTTTTTAAATTTTTTGAAAGTTTTGGATCTGTTACCAGAGCGGGTACTACAATATATAGCTGCGGATACTATATATACTACTTACTACTATACTATATAATACTATACTATATATAGTATATATATAATATATATAATATATATATATAATATATAATATATAATAATATATATAATATATAATAATACTACTATACTATATATACTACTATACTATATATACTATAGTACTATTATAAATTCAACCGGGCTAAATAGGGGGGGATAGATAATATTATTATATATAGTTGCAACTTGTCAAGTTATTATTAAATTTAAATATGGATAGAGAAAGAACAATGTTTGAGAAAGCCTTAATTGGTGATTATGAAATAAAAGATGTCTTTACAAACATACAAAGATGTAGAGAGATATCCAGTGAGCTTAGAATATTAGATCTTATAGACCCCAATTCAAGAAACGTCAGCTTAATGGCTGAGTTAGTATATAGGGTAAATAACATGCCTGAGTTAGAGCTCATAGAAATAGACGAGTATAGTTTAAATAATCCCAACTAGTGGCACTCTCAAGAATCATAAAGGGTGTTAAGCATTACGCTTATGAAAGCGAAGCAGAGTTTCGCACAGCACACCCTACAGAAAAACTAATTAAAGACTGGAGAGAAGCCAAGCAAGGTCAGTGGTGTTTATCAGATGATGGTAAAATAGTTCAAGTGTTATTAAAGGATACTATGAAAGGTAATAAGTCTGAAGAAAAATACATTAGAACTGTAATAGGAATGATTACAGTTAGAAAGAGCACTACTTTAGTTGGGGATATAACAGATAGTCTTTACCGTTTTGTAAAAAGACATAGCTATGATTCTAGAATACATGGTGGTATGACCAAACAGAAAAAGATATTCTCTAAATACATTGCAATGGGACTAGACCCAGAGAGTGCATATATTAAAGCCTATCCTAAAACAACAAACACAGATGATGCTAGGCGTAAATCAAAACTATTATTAAAAAGTAAAACAGTGAGGGATCAAGTGGATAAAGAAATAGAAGAGTTAATGGCAGATGTTGGTATTACCAAAAGGTATTTACTAGAGAGCACTAAGGATGTTGTCGATAAAACAGATGTAAAAGACAATGATAAGCTTAGAGCACTAGAAACATTAATGAAAATATCAGGAATGCTTAATACAGAGAAGAAGTCAGAGTCTATTGCACTGATACAGGAGTTTACTGGCTTTAGTAAAGAGAAACTAAAAGCATTTGAGCAGGGTATGTTAAGTGAAAAGAAAAAGGAATTAACAAATGGTGATACAAGCAGTAACGGTTAACAGTACTTATTGGGATACGCAAACTAGCTCTATTTGGAGCTATACAGTACCTAAAAGGATTAAAGTAGGTAATAGTCTATACAACATATCATTTAAAACAAATAGTTCTTTAAATCGCAAATAATGGACAATTTTAATATTAACCCATCCCCATCTGAAATGAAAGAGCGGGATGAGGTATTAGCTAAGTCCTATAAAAGCCTTATTTACTTTGGAAGGGCTTTCTTACCAAATGACTTTCTTAAAAAGTCTAGGTCACCAGCATTTCATTACGATGTAGCAGACAAACTAATTACATCTAAACCCGGCAGCCGTAGTTGTATCATTATGCCTAGGGGCTTTGGCAAGTCTATTTTATCTAAAGCAGCTATTATGCATAAACTTGTATTTGCAAGAGATGATGAACAGCACTTTATTGCATGGGTATCCGAAGAGCAAAGTCAGTCTATTGACCATTTAAAGTATTTACGCAATCATTTTGAAATGAATAAACGCCTTAGATACTACTTTGGTAATTTAGATGGAGGTGCAGCGGGTAAGCGTTGGACAGAAAAAGATATTGTGACTCCCAAAGGGGATAGATTAATAGCAAAAGGTACTTCTCAAAGACTCAGGGGTCGTGCAGAAGTAGATGTTCGCTATACTGGTATCATCTTAGATGACTTTGAATCAGAGTTAAATACCAAAACGCCAGAGCGTAGAGCGGATATTAAGAAATGGATTGTATCCACAGTATATCCTGCACTAGAAGAGACTCCGGGTAGAGAAGGTTGGATATGGTTAGCTGGTACAATAGTACATTTTGATAGTTTCTTACAGGCAGTAGTAGATGGAAACAAGAAAGCTCAGGAAGAAGGTAGAGATTATCCTTGGGCAGTAACATTTAAAAGGGCAATAGAAGATGGTAAGTCTATTTGGAAAGACCAATTCTCCTTAAAAAAATTAGCAGCAAAGAAAAGAGAATTTATAGAAGCTGGTCTAGTCAATAAGTTTGCACAAGAGTATATGAATGATGCGAGAGATATATCTAACGCAGCGTTTAAAATAGATCGAATACAATACTTCAATGGTAAAGTAGAAACTAGAAACAAGTTTAATTACCTTATAGACGGTGAAGATGCTATACCGGTAAACATTTACTTAGGAGTTGACCTAGCAGCGACAGCTTCAGAGACATCTGACTTTCAAGTTATACTAGTTATGGCTATTGATTCTAACAACAATCGTTATGTATTAGAGTATTTTAGAGAAAGGATACCAACATTTGATGTACCAAAAGAAATTATAAGACTAGCAAACAAGTATACACCTGTAAGAAGAGTTACAATAGAAACCGTAGCTGCACAGGAAATGGTTAGAGATATGGTAACTAGGATGTCTGCTAGTGAAAAGAGATTAATGCCCGGAATCTTCAAAGGGGTAAAGCCACCTGCTAGGATAAAAAAGCAAGATAGGCTTGAAACAAGCTTAGGTGTTATTGTAAACTCTAAAAAACTTTACATTAGAAGAGAAATGACAGAGTTAGTAGATGAGTTCTTTGAACATCCTAAACCTAGAAACGATGATGTTATGGATGCTCTGTATTATGCAGACTACTTCGCCAAAGCTCCTAAGAGTACAAGAACTAAACGAGAATCATTACTAAATGAAGAGGCTAGTCCTGTTAGACGTATGAAGAAAAAAGCGTATAACTGGATGACTGGATCTCGTTCATAAAAATATTATTTGTCTTTTGTTTATGTATAACTTATATTTAAATTCAAATCCACATGCCATACTTTTCTAAAAGATCAAAGACTAGATTATCTACTTGCGATGAGCGTTTGCAAGAAGTATTTACTG